GTGTTCCGCGTGGCGTCGCCGTTGCCCAGGGCGCCCTGCGTGGTCTGCAAACGCAGATCGGCAGCCTGGAGGCGGCATCGGCGCGCGGATTCTCCATGTCCGGCCTGGCCGGCATCGGCCTCTCGGCGACCGCCGCTGCCGCCGCCGTCGGCGCTTCGGTCAAGGCCGCCGCCGACTACGGCGACGAACTCGACAACATGTCGCAGCGCACCGGCGTCGCCGTCGAGGAACTGTCGCGCCTGCAATACGCCGCCAAGCTCTCCGATACGTCGACTGAAGCGCTCGGAAAGGGCGTCGGCAACCTGTCGAAACTGATGGTCGGCGCGGCCAATGGCGGCGCCGAAAGCGGCAAGCTGTTCGAGCGCTTCGGGATTTCGCTGCGCAACGCCGACGGCACGATGCGCAGCACGACCGAGGTGCTCTACGATCTGTCGGACGTGTTCACGGCGATGCCGGCCGGCCCGGAAAAGACCGCGCTGGCGATGGATTTCTTCGGCAAGAAACTCGGCACCGAACTGATTCCGCTGCTCAACCAGGGCAGCGCCGGCCTGAAGGAGATGGCCGACGAAGCCGAGCGCCTCGGGCTGGTGCTCAGTGCTGAACAGGCCAAGGCCGCTGCGGATTTCAACGATAACCTTGATCGCCTCGGCCAGTTGTCGAAGAGTGTCGGCATCAGCCTTGGAAATTCAATGATTCCATGGCTGAACAAGATGATTGGCGAGATGAACGCCGCAGCGAAAAGCTCGGATGGATTTCTCATGACCTTCCTGAAATGGCCTTTAGGGATTTCAGAGGTACAGAAGACACGAGACGCGGCCAGCAATATCGAGCGTTTGACCAAACAGATCGATGCTCTGAAATCAAAGATGTCCGGCGGCCGGTCCGAATCTATTTACGGATTCGACGACGGCAACAAGGCCAAGCTGGAAAAGCTCGAAGCCGAACGCGCCGAATACATCAGTCTGCAGAACAGGAAGATTGAAGCAGACGACGCCGAAACATCCGTCAAGCGCCTGAACATCGCCGCGCAACTGGCGCGTGAAACTGCTACCCTTGAGCAGCTCAAGGCCATTGCTGCAGGAAAGGCATCGGCTGATATTCTGAAGAGCGACAAGGCGCGCACTGACGAACAACTGAAGGATGCCGAAAAGCTGCGTGGGGCACTGCAGACGGCATGGGAAACTTCGCGCAAGGAAGCGCTCAAGGCTGGCGAAGATGCGCAGAAGCTGCTGGAGAAGGCCGCCGGCGTGCGAACTTCGGCGTCCGACAAGGCGACAGAACTGCGCAACGCCGGCCTCTCCGACGAAGAGAAGCAGGCGCTGGCACTATCGCAGGCAGAGGATCTACAGGGGCAGGGCAACTTCTTCGCCGCCGCCGCTGGCGCCGCCAAGCTGGACGGCCGGACCAAGGATTTCGAGAAATATCAGAAACAGGCCGAATCATTCCTCGAGCGCGCCATGAAATTCGCCGAAGCCTCCGGCAGCCCGGACACCATCGAGGCAGTCGGCAATGCGCAGGCCGGGGTGATCGAGAACAACGCCAAGGCCAAGCAGGGCGAGGCAGCGGCGCTGGAAGCACAGGCGACGGCACAGGCTGCCACCATCGCCAAGCTGGATGCCGACATCGAGGCGCTGAAGGCAAAGGCCACGAACATCGCCATCACTGCCGACATTGCCCAGGCTGAAGGCGCCGTTGCAGCCCTGAAAAAGCAGCTCGACGAACTTCCGGCGAACAAGACGGTGACGGTGACCGTCAATCAGGTCGGCTCGCCGGCCGCGATGAGTGCCGCCGCAGCTGCCGTGCAGGCGCTCGGCAGCGATGCGCAGGGGCTGGCCTATGGCGGCCAGCTGGCCGGATCAGCCCCACACGACCGCGCCGATAATCGCTTGTTCTGGGGCACGCCCGGCGAGTGGGTGATACAGCGCCCGGCGGTACGCCATTACGGGTCGTCGTTCATCGCCGCGCTGAACGAAATGAAACTTCCGAAGTTCGCATTCGGCGGCGAGATCGGCAATTCCGCTATAAGCCGCGTGTCGATCCCCGTGCTGTCCGGATCATCAGCCAGGCCAGCTGCGCCAGAATCTGGCAAGAATCTTACCCTGGTGCTTGGCGGGGAGCGCTATCAGGTTGGCGCCAGCGATAACACCATCGACCAGTTGACGAGCTTCGTCAGCCGGGAAGCATTGCGGAAAGGCGGCCGGCGATGATGATTCTCAAGATCGGCGCCTTCGAACTGCCCGTCTATGCCGGCCTCGAACTGACCCAGCGTTATGAGCCGATCGGCGGCGAGAATATCGAGCGCTCGGTTTCCGGGCGCGGCATTTTTCAGCAGACGTGGCGCAAGACGCGCGTCGTTACCAGCGGTTCCGGCTGGGTGCCGCCGGGGCTGGACGCGATCAACAACAGCGTCCAGTTGCTGCTGGCCTGCGTGCATGCGCGTACCGTGCCGGCTGATTTCGCAACCCGTCAGGCAACCTTGCCGACCGCACGGCGCGCCGATGCTGGTCATCTTCCCTATGGCCTGGCGCAGTTGCCGGGCGGCCAGTCGATCATGGCGGCGGTGACGCTGGCCGGTGACGTGGCGACGGTCGCCGCGGTGCCCGGCGCGGTGGCGTATCAGGTCGGCTATTACCCGCTGCTGCTGTGCTGGGTGAAACGGCCAAACGAGAGCGGGCCGGGTTTTTCGTGGGAATTCACGGCTGAGGAGGTTTGATGAAACTGGCTTCGAATGTAAAGGAAACGACGCTGACGACGGGAACCGGACCCCTTCAGCTTGATGGGGCGGCACCTGGGCATTCGGCATTCTGGGATCTCGTTTATGGCGAGCAGACGCTTTACCGGGTACAGATCGGCTCGGTCTTTGAGATTGGCATTGGCACCGTGCAGGATAATGCTACCGCGACCGGCGCCGAGCTGACGCGCGATTACGTGCTGATGACCTCGAGCAGTTCTGGGTACATCGACGGCGGCATGCACGATTTGACGGCAATGCAGATCAGCCTGCCGTCTGGCGTGAAAGAGGTTTTCGCGGTGGCGCTCGACTTGGCGATGGTCGCTCAAAACATATTTAACGGCGCCACGCCAATGATTGGCAATCCGCCATTAGCCAGCGGTTCCGCCGCGCTTGCCGTAGGGATGCAGAGCTATAGCGAAGGCCTGCGATCCGTGGCGGTCGGAACCGGCGCCGGCGCTTTTCATGATTACGCGGTAGCGCTGGGGTCTGTTGATAGCCGTGGGCCGGGCTTGTTTTGTGTCGGTGCGCCACGCAACGACATTTTGACTAACACGCCTGGCTGGTTCGGCGAGACGCTGCTTTCATACGCCGGCGGTTTTTCGTTTGGCCATACGCTTCGTTTTTCCAACGCGTCGACCGAAACGTTCGCCGGGAAGCTGACGCTGGTGGTGACCGATCCGACCGACGGTGATTATGTCGGCGAGCTGCGCTGGCTGGTCGTGGCCGGCACGACGCTCATCATCACGCAGGCGCTGACGCAGATTTACTCGACGCGCGCCAGTGCGCCGGTCCTGTCTGTCGCGCTGGACACGCCGAGCACGACGGAAACATCGGTCAGGGCATTGGTATCCGGCGGGTTTATCGCGGAACGGGTACTCATCAAGACGGAAGTGTTCGGCGCGCCGTGATCGGTGTTTATCCCATTGCCACGACCCCGCTGGGGGCTGCTGCAGGCGCGGTAGCTCCCAGCGGCGCCACCCCGGCCGATGGCGTGACGGTTGCCGCCGTCTGGGGCGTGCAGGTCATTGTCGGGGCGGTCGACGTGACCGCCAATATCGTCGGCGAGCTGACGGTGGAAGCCGAAGAAGGCGCTGCCCGTGTCGCTGATCTGGTGCTGCAGCCGGGCTCCGGCGCCACAGTCGACGTGCCATCCTGGACCGGCAAGCCGGTCGTCATCTACTTTACCGATATGTCCACCGGCGTCGCGACGGGCGCCGTCGTGCTGTTCTCCGGCATCGTCGATCTGCCGACCATCGACCTGCGCACGCGCTGCCTGAATCTGCGCTGTACCGACGACCTGCAGGGCGTGCTGGCCGGGCTTTCGAAGGCGGCGATCGACACACTGGTCGGCGGGCGCTGGTCGCCGGCCGTCTTCAATGCTGCCGCCGATGCCTACACCTATGCACAGGACCGGCTATCGACGGTGCCGGCGTGCCTCGACCTCGACCTCACGCGCACGCCGCGGCTGACGGCCTGGACAGCGAAGCCCACCGCCGACCTGAGTTTCACCGCCGACCATATCCTCGAGAACAGCCTGGTGCCGCAGTTTGCCGAGCGCGTCGGGCTGATAAACCAGGTCGATCTGAGCTTCGGCTATCGCTTTCCGCGCCAGAAATCGGAGGGCTACCAGGTCAATTATGATTACCTGGCGCTGCATATCACCAGCTTTCCGTACTGGGTGCGCGACGGCAATCCGTTTCTCTCGCGCGACGCCGTGCGCTCGGCGATCCAGGCGGCGGGCGGGTCCATCGTTTCCGAGACGTGGACGGCGTTGCCGACCACCGGCCAGGTGATTCCAGGCACCGGCGGCGCGCCGGCGGGGTTCTGGATTCCCAACCCGGCGACCGATCCGCTGTTCTGCCTCGCGTTTTCCATCGTCGCCAGCTTCGATTACGGGCAGGACATCGAGGAGACCTACAGCATCACGGTCAATAACCCGGCCAGCATCGCCGAGGTCGGCGTCGTTCGAGAGAGCATGAGCGGCTCGCTGCAGGGCCAGTACAACGACCCGGTAGCTGTCGAAACCAACGTGCTGCTGTACAAAAACAAGATCAGCGCGATCCCGCCGAAGGACTTGGCCGCCGTCGTCGTCGGGCTGACCAACTCGGCGGATGTGACCCTGACCACCGACAGCAACCGGACCGCAGCCGAGGCAGCAATCGAGGTGCTGATCGACGTGGCCAAGGCGCGCATTTTCGCGGCCTCGCGCCGTAGCAGCGTCGCCGGGTCGCTGCCGTTAAATCCGGCGCTTGATGTCGATAAAACCGTGGCGATTAACGCCGATGGGGTGCTGGCCAAGGGCAAGGTGCGCCGCGTGCTGCACCGGATGGCGCCGGAAAGCGGGCGGGCAGTCAGCGACTTCGAGCTGGCGATCTGCTCGGTGGCTGGGGTCGGAATTTCGCACCCGGATGACGCCACCACGGCCCCGGCTGGATCGACCGCCGGCACGTCGTCGACCCTGTCGGCGCCGACCGTCAACTGGAACGGCCTGGCCGGGCAGGATCAGGTGATTACCATCACCTTCCCCGGCGTTGAGGCGGCCGAGCGCAATAAGTCCAACGTGGCGATTTCGCAGACCTTCCGGGCAGAAATTACCGAAGACGTATTCACCATCACGCTGTGAGGATGCCGTGGCCAAAGACCTGACCGAAGCCCTGCGCCAGCTCACCGAAGGCGGCGCCGGGCAGACTTCGCGCACCGACAAGACCTTGCCGGCGACCCGCGCGGCCCCGGCGATCCCCGCCCGTACCGGCAGCAGCGGCCCGAAGGCCGGCGTCGGGGGTTCCATCGCCAGCCCCTTGACCGAAACCGCCTACGCAAACCGCAGCTATCACTCTCCGAAGACGATTACCTCGACGGATGGCCTGCTGACGTGGGAGGTCGAGCCGATTCATCACATTTATTTCACCGACCTCAACGGCTCAGCGGTCGAAATGATTTACGACACGCCGCCGTGAAACTCAACGAACTCGGCCTCGACCGCATCAAGACCTTCGGCCAGCCGTATCACGGCCTATGGAAGGCCGGCAGCATCGCGCTGCCGAACAGCACCAGCAAGACCTGCCCGGCGCCCGCCGGCGGCGGCGTCGTGCTGCTGCGTGTGCCGGGGCAACCGGCGGTTTCACGCACCGCGCCGGAGCTGGCGGCCGATGCGACGGCCGGGCGAGAATGGCGGAATTACGGGCTGATTTCGGGGGGGAGGTATGGCGCCAGCGAGCCGATTTATGGGCCGCCTGGAACTGCCTCCGTCATCTTTATCGACGCCGCGAAAGTGTCCTGGCTGATGCATATCACCTGGGCGCCGACGAACGCTTACATGACCGTCAAGCTGCGGCGGTTCGGGCACTTTGCGGCGCCGTGGGCCGAAACCGCATGGTCGTCGCCGATCAATGTAACAACCTATCCCGATTTCAATGTCTTCTTGTCCATAGGCAGCCCCAAGCTGCTGACGGTGTGTCAAAACACTACGGGCCGGCAGTTTGTTCTGGGTGCTGTGGGATTGGGCGGCATGTATGACTATTCCAACGCGCTGCTCAAGATCGACGTCAGTGGAACGGTCGACTTGTCGGTCGCGGGGTTCGGGCTGACATTCAGTGGGGTGCTGCTGGGTGGCGCCGTCATTGAGTCCGGAACGGAAGTAGAGCATTCCGAGGCATCCGGTGATGTGGTGGTCATCGGCACAGAAATTTACAAAGAGTTATTTGGCGCAATGCCGACGGGTATCTTTGTTACCCGTACCACCACAATCACCAACGGCGGCACCCCTGTGATTGTCGACTCGCCGAAGCCAGCGATAAATGGCGGTGGTTATGCATACGTGTTACATGCTGATCCGACCACGTCGTTCTCCGGCGCGCGCCTGAGTGATTATTCACTCGTTAAGCACAACGAGTATCCTGTCTGGGCTGCCTATGAAGAAGATGCGTTAAAGCTGCTTGTTGTGCGTTTTCATTCAATAGATTCAAGAAGCGAATCAGCGGCGCAGATCGGTTACTCTGGTTTTTCGCCAAAGTATCAGGTGACGGGAACTGCTATTCAGAGTGTTGATATCGAGTGGGAGTTTGATGGGGTTGTGGTGGCATCAAAATCTGCGAGCATCACAGATGCCATCTCGACGCTCAGTACGCACATCCCCAGCATTGGCAGCGCTGACACCACGATAGGTTTTCAGTTGTATGTCAGCACGATGCTGGATTGGTTGAACACCATGCAGTATTCAGATACCCCACAGGTTTTTGACGCGCCGGTCGTCGCTCCGCTTACGGTATCTGGCGTCTCGTTGTCATCCCAATGTCTGGCCTGCATCAGCCGGATAGGCTACATGGGGTCATATACCTGGACAACGCACAAGGTAATTGCCCCGAGCGGGGCCTCTCAGACCACCTCAATACCGATTTCAACCCTGTTCGCAAGCTGGCAGCCAGTGACCGATCAACTCGCCGTCGACTCGGTCCCGATCTGCTGGTTCTGATCGAATTATGAAATTCGCTCACAGGATCATTCTGAAATGCAGGTCAATAATCCTAAAAAAATAGGATTGCCATATGCCAGAAAAAATAGTCTACGGAATTTCAGCCTGGCGCGACGAAATCGAGTTGGCGCTGGTTTTTTGGTTCATTGGCGCAACGATAGGAATCGGCCAGCACCTGCTGTCGCCGACCTCGTTTTCCTGGCGGATCATCATCGGCCGGGCGTTATCGACTGGCGGGCTAGCAGTCGTTGCCGGCACTTTCCTCGTCATGCAGCCAAATATGTCGCCGCTCAGCCAGATGGGCGTCGCCGCCGGCATCGCGAGCCTCGGAACTGCAGCGTTGGAGGCGATGTTCATGCGTTTTGTGCTCGGAAAGAGGGAACCAGATGCCTGACTGGATATTGCTCATCATCGCCCTGGCGGCCGTTGCCGGTGCCTGCCAGGCCGCCCGCGAACGCGGCCGGCATGGAAAACGCTGGAGAATCAAATGACGAAATACGCTGAGCTGCTGAGCAATCGCAACGTCAAGGCCTTCCTGTCGCTCATCAAATACACCGAAGGCGCCGGCTATCAGACGCTATTTGGCGGCGAGCGCTTCACCTCGTTCGATGACCACCCGCGGCGCAAGATTACAAAGACGCTTGGCGGCAAGCCGATCACCTCTACCGCCGCCGGCGCTTACCAGTTCCTGACCCGCACATGGGACGAATGTGCCGTCGCCGTCGGCCTGCCGGATTTCTCGCCGCTATCGCAGGATCAGGCCGCGCTTTACCTGATCGACCGGCGCCGGGCGCTCAATGCCGTCATCGAGGGCGACTGGAAGACGGCGCTCGAGCGCTGCAATCGCGAATGGGCATCGCTGCCCGGTTCGCCCTACGGCCAGCCGACCAAATCACTGGAAACCTGCCTCTCCTTCCTTTTTGCCAACACAGAAAAGGAGGAAGCCGCGGCCCCCGCCCCTTTCCCGCAACTCAACCCGGAGAGACCATCATGGTTCCGTTCGTTGCTGCAGCTCTTCCGCTCTTGATACAGGCGGCCCCGGCGCTAATTCGCCTCTTCGGCAGCGGGGAACAATCCGAGAAAAATGCCAAGGCCGCCGAAGCCGTCGCCGACCTCGCCAAACAGGTGACAGGTGAGACGACCGTCGAAGGCGCGGTAAACAAGATTCAGGCCGACCCGGCCAGCGCCGAGCAATTCAACAGCGCCGTTCAGTCCAACTGGTACGAGCTGACCGGCGAAGCCGGCGGCGGCGGGATCGCCGGGGCGCGCAAGGCCGATGCAGCAGCGCAGGCCGGCGGCAAGCCGTGGCAGTCGCCAGCCCTGTGGGTTTCGGCAGCGCTGCTGCCGCTGGTCTATCTGGTCGTCGCCGCCGTGCTGTTCGGCGCCGGATGGACGAACGACATCCGGGCGATGGTGGTATCGTCGATCATCAGCCTGGTTCTCGGGTCGGTTACGGGCTTCTTCCTCGGCACAAGCTACGGCAGCCAGCGCAAGACCGACATGCTGGCGGAGCGCTAGGGAATGAACGCCCGTATCGTCGATCTGAAGCAGTGGCGCGAAGATCACCCGCCGATTGTCCGGCTAGCGCACATCTCCGGCCATCTGATGCTGGCCAGCTTCGCCTGGCAGCGCAACGCCTGGCGGGCGTGGATGTCGTGCTTCATTGTCCGCCGCTGAAATGGGCGGATCGCAAAACCTGCGCCACCTCGGCTTGATCGCTACCAGTGGAAGCTGGCGTCGGTGGTGGCTTGAGTGGCGCTGGCGAAAATACCCGCTATCAAATTAGTCTAGATCAACAAATATTTGCTGCGTCGATCTGTTCGCGCACCCATTTAGCGCCGCCTAGCAGTTCAAGTTTTGAGCGCTGGCCAGCCGTCATGCGCAATGAGGCTGTTATTGTCTCTTCACCGGGTTTGACGGGTTTGCGGCCCTGGCCCTTGCCAGCGCCGCCGCGAGTGCCTTTCGTGTTTCCTGTGCGCTCCATATCCACCACCAGTATCTTTTATGGGCTCTGTTTTTAGGGCTATTCGCAAAATCATGTTGAAAGCTGATTTCCATGCTTAACGCCTTCCGTGTGGAAACGTCGATGGTAGGCAGGGCACAAATAGACGTTCCTCGACCTATCGCCAGTCTGTTCAGCAGAGATGTGATGGGCTTCAAGTTGGCTGCCCTCAAAGACGCCTCCGCAACACTCGCATCTGTTTCCAAGGGCTTCCATCAGAGCATCGTGGCGGTCTGCAATCGTCCTCGCCATCACAAGCTCCGGAGTCGGCACGCTGGCCGGTTGCAGCAGCTTGTTCTTGGAAAGCACCTTGGCCCGAAGAACGTCAAAGCTGTAGCCTATGGCGTTGCGATTGACGACCTTGATGACCCCGTTCAATGCCTCTGTATAGCCATTGGTGATGGGGTAGTCGAAGTAGTTGAGAATCTCGGTTCGCCAGTTGCCCATCGCTCTGGTCAGTTCGTGGAACTGCTTCTTCATGGCCGCAGGAACGGAATCGGCGTAGGCATCGTAGGCAGCAATCGCTTCGGCCTTCGGCATGTCGTAGATGTCGTACAGTCGCTCCTTCAGCCAGTAGGCTTCGCGGATGTCGGCTTCGTTGTCCAGCCACATGTCCAGGTTGAATCTGGCCTTGCAGGTTCAGTGAAGGCAGCTTCGATGGTTCGCTCTGTGGCGTCTTCGTAGGTCTTGGAAACTTCCCAGCCAGGGAGTTGGAGTATGTCTGTCATGCAGCCTTTGTCTTGTGCTGTTTATGGTCTAAACGAGACAAAGTTGAGGTGCTTCATTGCTTCGACGACAGTTTCTCCAAACCGTTGTTCACGTACCCAAGTATGAACATTCGGGTACTTCTTGCTGCCCGGCATCGTCCAAAAGCCGGCAGGAACCTCGCGTTTGAAGTCAGCCAAATCAAAGTCGTAGTACCGCTCCAGGTTTCTTGCCGGCCCATAGCTGTTGTTCCAGCAAAGAACCGGAAAGCCAACCCCGTCCCAATCCTCGACTTTAGCAACGAGCTGGCCGCCTGTGAATCCACCAGGGCAAGAACCAATCCAGGATACGACCTCGCCTTCGGTGACATACGGCTTGCGTTGCTTGGCAAAGGCCGGTACGACAGCCCCCGAAGCGATTGCCGACCCAATTAGCTTGAGAAACCCACGCCTGGAGATATTCATAACCATCCTTTCAATAGGGAGCAGCATGGGGCTGACGACTCAATCAAGCCCAGGAAACCGCAGCGGCGCGAGTTCGTAACGTTCTAAGCATGCCCCCGCAACCACCGTTTCGTACAGCGCGCCGGCCAGTCCGGCGCTTTGTATTTCTGCGGTGAGTTTTCCGTTTTCTGGCAACAGGCGAACGTCGCCGATCAGGCTGCGCAGGGCTTCGCGGGCGGCGGTTACGTCGTCGATTGTTTCCAGCCTGGATACCATGTCACGGTAGATTTCACGGGCGCGCGGCAGCATCTGCGTCGGTTCGAAACGCTCTATGGCGGCCAGTTCTTCCTTGGCGCTTTCCATTTGTTGTTCGGCTTCGTGCAGCGCGGCCTTGGTGGTCGGGGTGATGATGCCGGCCTTGATGGCGGCCATCAGGTTGTCGATGTCGTGCTTTGCGTTGGTCAGCCGGCGCCTGGCGCTGGCCGGGTCAGGTCTGGCCTGTTTGAGCAGGGCGCGCGCTTCGGCTTCGAAGGCCTTGAAGGCTTCGTCGGAGAGCAATTCCTGCTTGATGCCGGCGAGCAGTACGCGCTCGATCGTGGCCTTTTTGACAGTAGTGCTGTTGCTGCACACGCTGTCGCCGCGGTTGTTGTGCGTCGAGCAGCCATAATAGCGGCTGCCGCGCAGGGTGTAGGCGCCGCCGCAGATCCCGCATTTGAGCAGGCCGGAGAACAGGTATTTGGCGCTGCGGCCGCCGGCGTTCTTGCCGTTGGCACGCTGGCCGGCGGTATTGCGTTTGAGCGCCTTGGCGCGGGATTCGCAGGCGGACCACAGGGCATCGTCGATGATCTTGAGTTCCGGGGAGTCGACGATGATCCATTCCGAGATGGGGCGCATGGTGCGACGGCGTCGGCCGGTGATCGGGTCTTTGATCCAGGCGGTGCGGTTCCAGACCTGGCGGCCGTTGTAGATCGGGTTCCCGAGCATGCCGACGCCCTTGGCGTCCGGGTATAGGGCGGAGTGTGCCCAGGTGCCGCCGCGCGGGCTGGGGATGTTCTGCGTGTTGAGTTCGTCGGCGATCTGGCGGGTGCTGGCGCCGGCGACGTAGCGTTCGAAGACGTAGCGCACCCACTGCGCCTCTGATTCTTCGATTTCGCGGCGATGGCCGGTGCCGTCGAAGGTGCTGCGGTAGCCGTAGGGCAGGCCGCCGGCTGAGTAGCCGTCAAGCGCCTGACCCATGAGACCGCGATGGGTTTTCTTGGCGAGGTCGTCGAGATAGAACTCGCTCATGAGGCCGCGCAGGCCGGTTTCCAGCTTGTAGCCGTCGCGGGCGGTGTCGGTTCCGTCGGATACACCGATGACGCGGATGCTGCCGAACTTGAGGCGGCGGATGGTCTGCGCGGTCTGGATGTGATCGCGCGACAGGCGCGACAGGTCGTCGACCAGCAGCACGTCGAAGGCGCCGAGCTCTGCGGCGGCGAGCATGGCCATGTAGCCGGGGCGGTCGTTGCGCGAACCGGAGAGCGCCTGGTCCTGATAGAGCTCGGGCAGCGGCCATCCGGTGCGCTTGCAGTAATCCTCGATGTTGCGCAGCTGGTCGCGGATGCTGGTTTCGCGCTGGGCATCGGAGGAAAAACGGCAATAGGCGGCGGTTCGCATCGGGATAGCTTACTTGTTGTGGCCAGCGCTTTGAACGGGGCGATTTGAACGCTCTGGCTGATTGGCGCGCTGGCACTGGCTTTGATGTGTCAGGTGCTCTTGCACGGCCTGCCGAGCAAGCAGGCGGACGATGGCGAAATGGCTTTGGCTAAGGCTAGACATGTCAATTTGCCCTTTCCATTTTCCAGGCACCGGAAAACTTTGGCTTCGCAATGTGGGCAGCCGTTCCTTGGAGGCGAGCTACCGCTTCATCCTGTCCAATCGTGGCGCACATCATTAACCCGGCAACGCTGCACAGCTTCATCAGTGCATTTCCGGAGTCTTCAACTGTCTGAAGGTGGCAGGCGTTTAGATAGTTCTGAATCGCCTGTTGTGCCAGAGCTTCAGCTTCTTTTGGAGTTACCATTTTGGTCATCAGGCTCCGCCTTTCACGCTGGCGATGGCTTTCTGTATTCCTTCGCGGATTTGCTCCGCTCCCATACGAGAAGTAATCAATGGACGAAGCGCCGCCAGCAGTTCGTCGCGCTGCTGCTCAAGTAGCTGCCGCTTCGGGTGGTGCTCGATCGTGTTGGCATCCGGGTCGATGCACTCATTGGTCGAGTCACATACCACGGACATGCCGTAAATTACGCGCCCGATAGACCCTTTTTTTAGCAGGTCGCGCAACCCTTCGTGCAGTCTTGCGTTCTGGTCGCGGTCGAATGGATCAAGCCATTCAACTTCCTCGCTGTCCGGGTCAGAAAACGCGAACGGAAAGTGGCCGCCCTCGATGTCGTCTAGAACGCTGACGAGCGAAGTTGCCATATCAAGATCATCCGGCGTTGCTTTGGCCATCTTCATTTCAGCCACCCATCCGATGCCGCGTCACCGTCGCGCCATTCGCCAGCGTGGTGACGGTATTGCTGCCGTTTCCGGTCTTCTCGCTGTAGGTTTCACCGGGCAGTTGCGCCCGGTTGCGGTCGATGGACTGGACGGGGATGAATCCGCTGCCGTGACCGCCGGTCAGGCGCATGTGGTCAATTTCAACCTTGGCGATATTAACGGTGGTATCGACGGCGCTGGTGATGGCTTTGGCGCGGTCAGTTTCCATGGGGTTGTCCTTATCCTGAAGGGCTTTCAGGGTGTTGAACATGATGTCGTACAGTTCGTCAATGCGGTGGCTCATTGGTCGGTTCCCTTTCGTTTGTTGATCTGGCGCGTAATGGCGCCCTTGAGCTGTTGAATACGGGCGATTTCTGGGCCGTGGTTGTGCACGCTGTTGCGGCGCATGAGGTCGGCGCGGGTGACGAGTTCGAGGTTGTCGAGCTCGAGGTGTGTCTTGTCTCCATCCCTGAAAACGAGGGCGTGGCCTTTGGGCAGCGGGCCGTTTTTTGCTTCCCATAAAATCAGGTGGACGGCGCGCCAGCGGCGCTGGAATGGCATGTCTTCGTTGATCTTGCGTTCCAGGTATCCGTCCTTGCTGATGCGCTCGCTGCCGACGGGCTTGTATAGTTCGACCGCGCGCCCGCTGCGGTTGCCTTTTTTAAAGCGGGTTTCCGGCGAACGTCCGCCAGCGGTGAAGCTGATGCCGGCATTCCATGAATGGCCGCCTTTAACGAAGCGCGTCCGGTGCGCCGGGTGGTCCGGATTAGCCATGGCTTCGCGCGACATTTCGGCAATGAATTCGCGGGTTTTCTTCCAGCCGCTGCTGGCTGCCTTCTGCTGGATGGTCTTGATGGTGCGGCCGGGGAGCATGGGCAGAAGGTGCTCGGTGCGCGTGTGCGGGTACAGCGTGCGCAGGATTTCCAGCTCGGCGGGCGTCCAGTGGGTGCGCTTCATGAGGTGCCAGCCCCTGGCGCTGTTTTCCCGTCAGCCTGCTTCTTCCTTTCGGAGTGGGCAGCCGGGGCTGGCTTGAGCTTGTCGAGTTCCATGCCGATACGGATGGTCTGGACGATGTCGGTGGCTTCATCGATGGTCAGGCGCAGGGCCTGGCGCTTGCAGGTTTCAATGTCGGCGCGCGCCTGGGCGAGATCCTGTTCAAAGACCGGCGCCCCGCTGTGCAGCTTGTTGGCGAACTTGACCAGGCCGTCTGTTTCGGCGGAGATGCCGTAGCGCGCTTCGGCGAGCTGGTGGAACTCGATGATGCCGCGAAGGGCGGCGACCAGGTCATACCATCCGGCGTGGCCGTCTTCGTAAAAAACCGGGCGGCCCTGGACGGCGTCGACGGTGCAGTCGGCTTCCATGCGGTGCAGGATGCGCTCGATCGGGTCGAAGACGGTGCTGATCTTCCAGGGCTGGGCACTGAGCTTCATGCGGGTCGCCCGGTAGGGGCGGCGGTGGGCTGATTTACGCATGGGCGGGGCTGAACTGGCTGGGTTTGCGGTTTTGGTCGCGCGTGATGCGCGGGCCGGTCGGCCAGGCTTCGAGCTGATTGATGGCGCGCCAGATGGTTGTTTTTCCCAAGCCCGTGGCGTCCTGAATGGCGCGCACGGTGCGGCAGCCCTCGGCGATTGCGGCGTAGGTGCGTTCGCAGTTTTCGGGGGAGGTGGTTTTGACGGGAAGGCGGGCGGTAGTAACCAGGACCGCCCGCCCCAGCGGCTTTCTGTCTTCAATGCGGTGCGTGATGCGCCGGCCTTTGGGCAGGGTGATGGGCAGGTTGTGCAGCACGGTTGCAGTGAGGCTCATAGGCCGCCGTCCAGGAAGACGAGATACAGGAAGGTCATGATGCCGAGGCAGAGCATCAGGTCGCTGGCGGCGGTGACGGCGGATTGGAGGGTGGCCAGGGCTTCGATCATGACGCGCTCCACAGTTTGCGCACGCGCTCCCATTCCCTGCGGTCGCAGTCCCATCCGAGCGGTTTGAATTCGCGCTGTTTGGCGCGTGCGTGGTCGTCAAGTTCGAATTGCTCTTCAAGCTCGCGCTGGATGATGATTTGCGTCTGCTTGTTCAGCAGCGGCCAGGTCTTGATGAGCCAGGCGGCGCACTCACCGACGATGTAGGTGCTTCGGCCAAGGCAGTAGCGAAATGCGGCGATAACCATCAGGTGGTCATGGCCGCTCAGCGCGTCCAGGGCTTTGATGGCGAAATCGATGTTTATGTCGATTTCTTTTGGTTCAGGCATGGAAAGCAACTCGTCACCACGGCGCCAGTTGTTGTAGTCGCGGAGGAATTCGGCGCATTCAATGATGCCGGATGAAAAATGATGAGCGTCACTGCCGTCGGAAATGGTGTCTAATGTCATAAAGATTCGCCTTTTGCTTTTGAAATAGCAGAACGGATACGCATGGTGCGGTCACTGTTTGAATCAAACTCGTCAAGCATTGATTCGACTTCAATAAGGCGATCAAGTAGCTCAGGCGCCGCGGCGATCAGCGCCGCCGTCTTCAGGTTGCTGCTTAAATAGCCATCGCGGATCGGAACGCGTGCGATTGCACCGGATGAATCGGCGGCGCCGACATGAAATATGTCGATGAATTTCGGCGTGTTGCCACGCAGGCGGGTTTCCCAATGGATGGTCATTTCGCGCTGCCTTTATTCATCCGCAAATTCGTCAGCGTGTGGCCGTCCGGACCGTAGACGCGGGCTTTGGCGTAGGCTGAGAAGCGGTTCGGCGCGGTGATTTCGCGGCGCTGGAAGCCGAATCCGTTGCTGTAGGTGGCGATGTAGACCGGAACCGGTTCAGCGCTGGCCGGGGCCTTGAGCATGCCGTGCAGGTTGAGCATCAGGCGGCCTCATCGATGGCAACGAATGACTCGAATTCGCTGCTGACGCAGAGGCGTTCCTTGACGATCAGGCTGCCGTCGAAGCGATCGTGTCGGATGCTGATCTGGCGGGCGCAGGTTTCGCGGCGCGGGCACCATTCGTTTTTTCGGGGTGTGTGGGCGAGGCAGCGGACGTAGTCGGCGGGCAGGGGCAGGTTGCTCATGCGTCGGTATCCGGGTTGGTTTGCAGGATGTACTGCACCAGGCGGGCCTGGTGGATGGCGTCGTCGAGGGCGTGATGGGCGAGGCCGGTGCGGTCGATGCGTTGTTCCGGGTGCAGGCCTTTGAGGGTGCGCAGGTCGCGTTCGCGCCAGAATGGCCAGGGCGTTTTCCAGCCGATGGCGCGGTAGGCGTTGGCGAGAATGGGCAGGTCGAAGCTGGCGCCGTTGCACCAGATTTCGTCGGGGTATGGAACGCCGTCACAAATAAATGCTTGCAGGGCTTCGAGTGCGGTGACCAGTGGGGCGGCGTCGATCTGGCCATTGCTGAGCGCGGCTTGTGCGTCGCCGGATTGCTTGAGCCACCAGAGGACGGTGCCAGCGCCGATGGTGAGGCCGTGGCGCTGGCAGTTGTAGAGGTCGACGTGCATATGGAAGGTGTTTCCGATGCGGCTTCCGCGCGGTTCGAACCAGACGGCGCCGATGCTGGCGATGGCGGCTGTTGTGGTGTTGTCGAGGGTCTCGATGTCGATCATTACCGCTTGCATGCCGGCCTCCAGACGGTGATGGTGTTCATTAGAAATTCGTAAAGCTCGAGCACGTGACGGGCTTTGAGTTCGAGCGTGCCGTCGAATGGCGTGGTGATTGTCAGAATGCCGTCTGTGTCGATGCTGAAGCGGGTCGTTTCTCCGTATTCCGTTCCGGTCAGGTCGAAGTCGAAGAGTTCTTCGACCTGAATCTCGTCGGAGCCAGCCAGCGGCAGCGAGTCATCCGCCGCCGGCTGCTCGACAACGTCCGCGGCCCCGGCGATGCTGCGTGATGCAAGGGAGGGTGCCGGTCCGGCGGATGCCGAGGTTATGTCCCCACTCTCGGCTTGGGTCGTGCTTGCTACCACATTCGTTTCTTGCATGTTCGTGATGTCCTAAATGGTGAGTGCGAAGTAGAGGGCGGTGCCGCCGAGCATCACGAAAGCGATAGCGATTGCGGCGACCAGGCCGCCCATGCGGTGATAGTCGGCGGCGTGCTCTGCCTGCCATTCGCGGAGTTCAGAGGTTTTCATATCTGACGATCCCGGTCGCGGAATTCTGATATTGGGCGCGGATGTTCCATAAACGGATGGCCTGAAATACGTTTGGTCCATCCGGACCCTGTGTTCCACATTCAATGCAGCAAACAAAAACGGATTTTCCTTCCGTGTCAGTTGAAAGGTTTTCTGGTCCTGATCCGCAGAATGGACAGTACTTTGCAGTTTCCATGTCAGGCGATGTCCCAGACGATGCGCTGGCCGGCGGGCAGCAGGGCGACGTAGTCGGCGCGGGCTTTGCACAGCGCCAGCGACATTTCGCGGATGGCGATCTGCATGCGTTCGCGGGTGAGTTGGTCGCGCACCAGGGGAAGCGTGTCGATGGCGCCGGAGAGGTTGATTTCGATCGAGCGCATGCGGTACAGGGCCAGCCAGCGCTTGATTGCGGTCGACGCGGTTTTGAGGGCGGATTTCATGCGGACCTAGCAGCCATTTGGCGGACCCGTCTCTCGCACTCACGGGTGCTGAATGCCGGATAGTTTTTTCCGCTGCTATTCCAGCGCTTTTTTCCGGAATGCTTTCCACGGCCATGGCCACGAGATGAATAGTTAGCCTGGCCGTTTGAAATAATCGCTTGCATCGATGCGCCTGCGGCAATTGCTGCTGCAATTGCGGAAAATATTGCTTTTGAGCGAGAAAACGCTTCACCCATATCTGACTCCTAGATATATACCGGCTGCGAAGGGGCCGGCTGGCCCTTGGTGTTGGTTAGCTTGCGCAGCCAGGCGCAGAGCTGGGTGGAATCGGCGCGATAGCCGAGGGGAATGACCCGGCCGGCGACCCGGCGGCAGACTTTGAAGCGCCCGCCGACTGGTAGTACGAAGCAGGTGGTGCCGCGGGTGATTTCGCGGGCCTTGGCGAGGGTTTCGGCGGGGTTCATTTTTTACCCGTCCCCGGACCCGTCCCCGGACCCGTCCCCTGACCCGTCCCA